TCACTGCTAGCGTTGGTTACACTTTCTCTTAGTTGTACTGCTAGTACCGCCGTATATGCGTTACCATCTGCACCCGTATAGTCTATACTAATTCTTTTTGTTCCAATGTCATCAGGTCTTAATACATAAGTCTGGTTCTCACTTTTGCGATACCATATACGAATAATTCCTTTTGGTGCATTACCAAAACTTTTATCAGCAAAACATACGCTGATTTTGTTGTCTTCTCTTGTCTTAACGCTGTAGATATCTCTGATGCCCTGTGCAATAAAGTTATAGTTTGAGCTTAGTCCGTATATATTATCTACCCCAGTCCATTTTTTATTAACTGTTCCATCTGCATTTACTGTCTGTACCCAAATGTCCGTTGAGTTAATATTGGTCTCGTCTATATCCAGCGTCATTCCACTTAGTGAATCTGTAATGTTAAAGTCTTTAAATGTTAACTGTCCTTGTTTAAATCCAACAAAGAATCCTGTATTATTACTGCTGACACTCTGTCCATCATTTTTATATTGAATACTAAACGCTCCGGATGGATCCGGTGTGTTCTCAATCATTTTCTTTTGTATAATATCATAATCTAAGCCAACAGCATTAAATGATACACTTGAGCCTTGTGCAAGCCCACTAAATGTAAACACAATCTGATCAGATGAATTATTTGTATTATAGTACTGTGTAGAGACACCAGCTTCCATTACTTGTCTACGAGGACTACCAAACTGGTTACTCTGTGCAAACAAGGCGTTCATTACTGTTGTAAAGTTATCTAGGTTGTCTGCTGTTGTTGTATTCTCAAAACGAATCTCTTCTCCACCAAGTGTTGTACCACTTGCACCAATAACATTCTCGTTTGTTTTTATACTTGTAACTTTTAACAACCCAAAAGGTGTAACGTTTCGTCTAGGTTTGTATCCCAAAAACTCTGAGAGCTTGAATACGCTGTCCTGTCTTTCCGCTGTGCTTAAAAAGTTATTTCTGCTGTTTAGATCTACTCTAAATGCTAAGTTATGTCCGAACTGTGCTATAACATCGAGGAGTGAAACAAATTCTCCACTTTCTACCCAATCGCTATAGCTTTCCGGATAATTATTACTAATGTACTCAATCATTGAAGTACGGATAGTATCAAAATCATATGCTTGGAAGTTTGCGTTTACATAGGAATCATAAACTGCTTTATAATCCTCTGCCGCAAATAACCTGCTCTGTCTTACCTGTTGTGCCATTATTAAAACTCTGCCTCTGCAAATTCTCTATCGAACTTCAATCGTAATACTGTCTCTGTCGTAGTAGGCAAATATAACAATTGTATACTTATTGTAATTGAACTAGCATCTTGATCCACTCTAACATTCTTAGTCATTAGACTGAACCGTGGATCGTAAGTGACTACATCATTTACATCTTGTTCAATTAGTTCTATTGTATTCTCGTCCAAAGGTTGAAATACATAAAAGGGCAACATACTGCCAAATGAGGGTTGACTCCACTTCTCACCCTTACGGATTTTAAAATGGTTGTCAAGGTCCTGTTTTGCTAGGTCCAGCTTAGTCATTTGCTTCGCTGATCTTATCTGACCCCTTGTTGTGTATCCTATACCTGTGCTATTGTTCATACTAATATTTAGCTGAAAAAAACCGACGTTTCTAATTCTATACAGTTATAACTAAACTTTTATCAACAGATACTAGTTCTTCAGGCCAAAATAGGAAATCACGCCAGGATTCGTCCGGAATATACAATGTAAACAATCTTGCATTGCGATTTATGTCATGATAACTGGGTTGGTAGGGAATTGATATAGGTTGTATTAGTTTATTGGATTTTGAACTATTACATGGCTTACATGCACTAGCACAATTTGTCCAGGATGTTCGGCCTCCGTGGCTTTTTGGGATAACGTGATCTATTGTTAAATCTCCTTGCCGGTGTTTTGTGCCACAGTACTGACAAGTATAGTTATCTCTTATAAACATGTTTCGCCTGGTAAATTTTGCTCTCGTTGGTAACTTGTGGTAACGATTAAGCATTACAATACTTGGCATTTGCATCACAAAGTTTTCACTATGTAAGGGTTTATCCTCATAGCTCTTTACAATTTTTATCTTATCGGAAAAATATGCTTTGACGGCACTCTGCCAACTAATTGTGCTTAGTGGCAACAGGCTTAAAGGCTGTGCGTCTGCATTAAGTAATAGTACACTCATGTCAATATTTATGTAGGTAGATTTGATAGGTTGACAATTTGCCTTTTTCTAGACTGTGTCATTTTAGGTAAAAATCTTTTTGTTTCTTTATAGTATACATACTCTGCTTGGTTTAGAGACTTAGTTGTTTCGAATCCATTGGGGTATAGTGTTCTAATATTCTGTAGTCCTTGTGCTTTGAGTAGGGCTCTTGATTTGTTACTGCCATAGTCAGCTAACATCATAATTTTTGCTTCGCCCTGGCGTACTATTCTTTGATTGCCACTCAGCACTAGGGCTGTTGCAATCCACTGCCACTGTTCACTAACGATATAACTGCTTATTTTAAACTGTCTATCTGGTGTTCCTGTTTTTGAAATATCACCAGTAAAATAGAATAAACTAAACAGAGCATCATAATTTGTTTGACTTATAAGCGTTAATGGTAAGATCTTTTTAAATGATCTTTCTTTGTTCTTTAAGTCTTCAATAAAAAAACTGTAGGCCTCTGCTTCTGTTAATCCAATACTATCACTACCATTTGAAAATCCATAACCAATAACTGGTAAACTATTCACTGTGTATGTAAATGGTGACCATGATTTTTGTTTAATTATAAAACTTATAATGTTACTACTTGCTTCTAGATCTGTCAAGGGTTTTTTTGTATCTGTCATTGTGGAATCTAAATTTGTAAACAAGTCAAACTCTATCAGATCGTTTTCTGATATTGTATTTGATAATGTATAGGTTCTTGGCATTTTAAGTATTACCCTCTGAATTTCTAAACTTTTCTTCTTGTTTGTTTACACCCTTCCAAGGATGATGTTCCGGAACTCTACTTGCCGCACTTGACAATACATTCTTGTTCTCAACTAACTGATTAGTAATAATTCTACTAGGTAGATCAGGAGTAGGTCCGTTCATATCAATTCTAGCCGCCTGTTCCATGTAGTTACCTGCAACAGTTACGTTACCATTAAGTGCCGCCTGCACATTCATATTGGCTCCTGTATACAAATTGTAGTCTCCAGTAGTTGCTTCAAGGTTAACACCTTCAGTACCTGTTGATCTAATGTTTACACCCATATCACTTTCAATATTAACATTGCCTTTGGCATGTATATTAAAGTCTTCTTCACTATGAATACTAACACTTGTCTCACTATACACATCGATTCTACCATCAGAGTCCATTTCAACCCAAGCATTACCTTTGTGGTTGGTTATAAACATAAATTCGTTTGTATCATCTATTAATATTTGAGCCCCGCCTCTGGTTCTGAAACGCATGTTTGTACTTTTGCCTTCAATATCACCATCATCCATTGATATAACATGTCCACCACGTGTTGTAATACCAAATACTCTACTAGGTGATTCTCTTCTAGCACTACTGTTTGAATGCCCTCTACTAAAATCTTCAGTTAATCCCTGTGTAGTTAGTGTTTGTAACTGCTTGCCATCAATTGGTTTTTTATCTGGATCTGTCTTATCATATGGATTCTTCTCACCAACTGGTGCTAGTTTTCCATCAGGCTGGCCTTCTGAACTTGCTCTGCCTCCCAGCATATGATTTCTATCTTTTGAAATAAAACTTCCCATTAGAAAGCCTTCTTCTCTGCTGGTTGTAAATGCAATTAATACCTCTGTGCCAACAGCAGGAGGTTGTGGCCACATGCCATAACTTTTTGGAGTACCGTTCTCTCCGCCCTCTTCAGTACCATATTTTGTAGGATCAAAACTTCCTTCCAATGCTTCTGTTGTTCCACCAAATGGGGATACCAACAGTACAATTCTAGGAGCACTCGTACTTCCAAACTCTGGAATCTGTACTTCAATTCTACCTGAGTATAAACTGTCTTTATTTTTAACTACGCTACCAACATATAAACCATTAATATTATTGATACCACTGCCGCCACCTTGCTTAACTCTATCAGGTACTTTTGTGCCATCAGTTCTGACTAACATTATCTAACCTCCATCTCGTTCACTAGTAATACTGTACTTACATTTCTATTTCTATATGCAACCAGTTGCTGATCAAATTTTCCCAGGCTCATTGATGTTTCAATCTTTCTAATTTCATATACGCCACTGGCCGCTACATCTATTTCTCCACCCACACTTGCTTCTGGATCAGTCATATTTTCGTCTGGTAAATGGTTTAGGAATAGCACTAGACTGTCTGTATTTAAATAGTTAGCAGATGTTACTACGGCATCATTTGTATATACTCCAGGTGTACCCATCCAAAATGGATCACCCTTAATTTTAAACTTAACTTGAATGTAGTCTGTATTTCTACTTCTAAATTCTAAATCAGCTAGTGCATCTATTGTATCAATAGCACCTGGGCCTTTTGATTCGTTTACTTGTAGACTATCAGGACTTGCGACAGCATAAGCATAAGCAACACGTTCCATGAATCCCTGATGTGAGCCGTCTACTTGACTGAGTGAAGTAGCATATGCACCGCTGGCAGTCTTGGGGACTGTAATTGGTGTTGGGTTAGTGGGTACATGTGTTTGTTTAATTTCTGGATATGCCAAACCATTTGCAGGATCCTTTGCCATAAAAAATGCATTATCAATCATTAAGTCAAAGCTCAATATCTCTGTATTAGTTCCGTTATACAGATAACTATATTTTTTTGTAATAGGTAAACCTGCAAATAGAGTACGTTGAAATCCTCTGTTATTCTGTTTTTCTTTTTGTTTTTGAGGATCATTTTGTGGTATACTATAAGTTATATCCAAGTCAACTACTAGTTCGATTTCCATTTCACTTGTGTCAGTAAATTCATCTGTTCCATCACCAAATGTAATCTTAGGAGTTACACTGATTACTGTTCGCTTAACACCATCTGTTCTCTCCAATTTATTTAATTCTCCTAGTGCAGGAACGTTTGCAGTTAAAAACCTTCTAAGATAACTTATTAAGTTTGTTTCACTATTGATGTGTCCATCTATTGTATCTTTATTTTCTGTATTTCTATTTTGTCCACCAGCCGTTTCGGCATTACTTGTACCAGCTATGGGTTTTGAACCTAGATCAAAACTTTCTGTTACACTTGCTTTGCCATATGAATTGGGTCCTGGGCCGTTACTTGGTACTGATTTACCAACTGATGTTGTAGCATTAGGTCCTAGTGTTATCTTCCAGGTATGCTTACTAACAGGATCTTTGTTTTCCGGTGACTTTCTGTATTCTATTTCCGATTCATTTAGTTTTGCTTCCAATATTTTTAGGTATTGTTTTACTGTACTTGCACCTTCCACAACAATATCTGTTTTTACTTTGGATAAAGCAATTGCTGTTTTTGGAGAGTTGTGTGCAATAATATTATGTTGCGTTCCGCTTTCACTAATCGAACTTTGAATCTGCTTAAAAATTAGACTGTAAAAGAATTGTCCACCATATTTTGTATTCTCTTTTGTATCTGTTGCTACTCCCTGAAATTCTACTTTTAGGACATACTTGGCACTCTGAAGTGTTATAAAGTTAAACGGTCTACTGTATTGTAATACTCTGTTTAGAAGCTTAAATCCCAATATTTCATATAGGTTAAATTGAAAAACACCACTGGTAGTGTTACCACTTGAACTGCCGGGAGTAACATAACTTATAATACTTAGGTTGTCAATAGCATATGTAGATGTTGCTCCACTTTCTGCAATCACTACTGCGAGTGGTTGCCCTGTGCTATCTCTAGGAACCTCAAGGCTTGCTAGAGTATTTGGATTATTCCAGACACTAGGATGTACCAAGTATAGTGTTAACTTGTATGTTGGACTATCAACTGATGACATCCAATTGGGTGTGATTTTTACTTGTGTTGTCATATTATGTAAAGTTCGTAGGTATTTGGATCTCTAAACCCGAAACAAAATCCACTATTGGATCTCTTAGTGTATCAGGATTGAACTCTGCAAACACCCACCATAGTCTTGCGTTTCCATAAAGTTCATGAGCAAGTTTATCAGGTTTGTTTTGGTATGCAGGTGTTATAGTGTACGGCTCTAGTAGCATGTCTTCTTTACCGCTTATACTACTATCCATGATATCTAAGTAACCACCATTTACAAATCTTGTAGTTCTATACATACTGTCTGTTCTATATTGTGTAGACATTAGTTAAATCCTTTTGTTAATGCTTTGCCTGTTGCGTATTCTTTAACATTGAATGTGTTCTGTACTACTGTAGGAGTCTGTTGTATTGCTAAGTCAATTGAGATTACAAACTGTACAGGAATACTTGTTGAGTAATCAACTTTCCACTTCTCACTTCTTGATTGGTTAGTTGCGTTGCCATCAGAGGGTTCAACTGTTACAAAGTCAACATCCTCTGAGTAGGTATAGTTTACACTTCTGACTACTACAGGAATCTTTTCTGCGTTGCCCGATCCATATGCACTAAACAAGAGTACTGGAGGAGGACTACCTGCTGTGGGATTTCTAGACTTTCCATCATTTAGGAAAGCACCAAAGTCTCCTTTAGTTGCAAACCTTAAAAAGTGTAGACTCGCTAGTGCGTATTTTGACTCAGCGATTGTTGTCGCTGTGAACGTTGCTGTTAACTGAATTGTTGGATTGGGAGTGTTCTGCCAATACTGTTGTTGGTATACACTATGCGTTGTTTCATAAGTTCCATAACTTGCAGTATAATTCCACATGATAGTTGGTGTATATGGAAATGTAATTCCAAATCCTGTTTTAAGAAGTGGATCCATTAATCCACCACCCATTAGTAGGTTGTTCTTTGCGTTTGATGAGTACAGTCTTACTCTATTTTCACTAGGTATACCAGATACTATTTGTGGCTTGGCAGGTGCAATTGGTGGAGAATAATCCTCAAAACTATCCGGTTCAACAAAGGCTGGGCCACTATCATCTTGTTTCTTTTCTACTACTGGGGTTTCATTATCTTTTTCTACTTCACCTGTTGATACACTACTCCAGTCTTCACCCAATGCATCTAATCTTTTTTGTTCAGCGATGTTTGCCTTTAGTGCTTGTGCATCTGATGGTTTTAGTCTTCCCTGACCAACTAGGAAGTCTGCTTGTTCTTCATTAACAAGTGCATAGCCTCCACTTTTTGGTTCAATGCTACCATCTTCATTTACAAAAGGTTTAATTTTTATAGGTGCCGCACCTGGATTTGTGTTGTCACCAGCTCGTGTCAAACTAGTGTCATCATTTAACAACATCTGGTTTGGACTTATTTTTTCTATTTTTGCCATTAGCTTCTT